GGTGTACCTGTACGGGTCTGAGCATCAAGGGTATAGGGAGTATTGGCTGTATTTACAAAGTAAATGTCCCCATCCGTACCACAGAACAGTTTAGTGGTACCGTTGGAGGCACGGTATTCACAGATACTGTGAACAACTTCACCTGAGATAGACGTACTTACCTGCTGAATACCCTTACGGCTAGAGATACGACCCTGTTCATCAAGGATAATATTGTCTGCCTTGGACAGCCATTCCGGTGGCAATGCACTAGGACTGGCCTGAGTGTTCAGACCATATACACCTACTGTATTTAGGACTAGGGGGTTAATCTGTTCCGCTGCCATTGTTTTATAATCCTAAGTAGTTAGCGGGCATAGAAGTCTACTTCCCCTACAGTACGACCAGCATCAATCTGAATGGCATCTGCCAGTGCATTCTGGTATTGAGCAGCTACCATATCACTCATAGAACCACCATCCTCACCACGTTCTGCAATAGCCCTTGCCCATGCACCAAGGATTACTGGATGATGAGGTACCAGCAGTTCTGTTGAGGCATTGGTTAGATCACCCTGTGGGGTAATGGTACGGAAAGTAATACCATAGGTAGCATCAGGTACTGGATCAAACTCCACCTGCAATGCACCACCAATAAAACCAGTTATTGAGTAGTAATGAGGTAGGGTTTTCTGTACACTTGACGCAGGATACTTAGTAAACTGCAGGTAACTATCTGCCATCTCCTGCAGAACCGTACCATTGGACTGTTCCTGTGCCATCAGGATACGAGTTCTTTGAGTAGTACCCGGGAGTGCATAGATTTGTTCATCGGCCAGTGTACTAATGGCAGTGGAATAACGAAGGATGCTCCAGTTCCAAGCATCTTCTACCTCACGTTTAGCTTCATTGACTAGTTCACCAATTAACTTCTGGTAATCATTGACTGAATTAGAGTCATTTAGATTACCACTCCAGTTAGAAGTGATGGTAGATTCACGAAGTCTACGGAGGACTGAGTTAATTAATTCACGATAGGTCATTTCTTTTTCCCGAAGATGAGGGTAAACAAGTCAATTATACCACGGTAGATCTCTTGAGGAGAAGGTAATAACCAACCCATGATCATTAAGATCCAGACCCAAGCGGGCACTTCTTCATTAACAATTTGAGTACCAAACACTTTATTAGCAGTGTCTGCGGAAGTAATTTGTGCATTGTCTCCAGCCCTCAGATTCTCTTGATTTACTACAGCCTGTTGTGTATTTTCTTTCCCTGCCTGTACATTGGCATTAACCCCCGGACTAGGCAGGAGACTACTGAGCATACTGCAGCCTGACAGGAAGAGGAGACTAATCCCGAGAACTAGACTTTTCATGTTCACGCAGGATCTTAAAGATGTCTTTCAGAGTGGATTTAATTTCATCAATATCATCACGATACTCTGTCTTTAATACATACTCCTTAGGAATATCTGCTACTTCTTTTTCAATAGCACGTACAGCATCGGATAATCTTCCAAGGAAGAATCCAATCATACCTACGATTAAAGAAACTAATCCGAGAATCGTATCTGATAAATCCATTACCACTTCACCTTATCTGCCCAGTAAGCTGCGGACATCTTACCTTTTTTAATGTTAGCTGCATGACGGGCCTTGAAAGCCTTGTTACGTGCAGAACCCTTGGGTGAACCCTTTACACCCTGTTGACCAAAGCGGATGGTCTTAACCTGATCACCTTCCTTGGCAACCACTACGTGAGACTTCGTAGGATGACTCGGAGTACGTTTAGGCTTATTATAACCTGAGACTCCTGCCCTTTCTAGACGAGAATCCTTTGCCATTACACTACCTCCGTTAGACTTACGAACGCAGGATCAACTTCTGCCAATGGGTCTACAGGCCAACGAGCATCAGCACCAGAGATGATGCGGGTGAACTCTTCAGTTTCAGGACCGTAGGTTTCTACTCCATCTTCTGAGGTGTGCTTGACCTTACGGACTTCCTTGAACTGCTTATTATCATAGGCAATGAAGTCAGCCAGAGTTTGAATACCGTTGATCTCACCTTCCAGAAGATCACTGGTTAGGCGGATAGCTGCACGGTAATCACGGACTTCTTTGGATACTGCCTTACCACCGTCTGCTTCACGGATTACCATCCAGTCTGTAGCTGACAGCTTGGAGGCTGCCTGTTGCTTGACACGGGACAGCAGACCTTCCTTGAGACCATCTAAGTCACGGTCACTGCCTGTATAGTTACCTACTACTGCCGTATCACTGATTGAGTAACTTACATTACCCGTCCAGTAGTAACGGGTATCTACCTTGTTTTCCATGTAAGGTAGGATACCCAGTGCAGCTAACTCAGGCTTGCTCCACTTAGTGAAGATACTACGAGGGTAGGTAACACCACCCACAGTGATCTGTACCGGAGTACGGATTACTCGGTCTACAGTGTTGTTACTTACGATTGCCCACATAGTAATCTCCTTATGTTATCGAGCGTTGGTAAATTTGAAGTGTAATGACGAAATCATCGGGCAATACCCCCACCTACAGAAAATGGAAACTCGGCAAAGGCCATGTAGATGAATGATTGGCTTGATTCGTTCCTGTTCGATAAAGAAGCTCTCATCTTAAACCCATTAGAAATCATATCAATTCCATCTTGAGAATATTCTGTATCCGCGTTGTTTGGCTGAATAATAAGGCCAGAAAGGTTATAGGTATTTCTGGCATTGTCAGTAATCATCCAGTTGCCAGTTGATGATGTCTTTTTAGTCATCACAAACGCAGGACGGAATCCCGTGTACACAAACGGACCATCCGAAGAACCATTCCCCGTGTATGACCCGAACTTGCTGAAGCCATCTACGGAGTGGAAGCAGTAGGCGATGTAGTTGTTTCCCCATCCACCATTAACAGGTTGGTAATCCCCAACCGTAAACACGGTAGAGGTTGGTGCTGTGTCATTCCAAAATCCATAATCAGCAGTGGCATTTGTTGAATCTAATCTTAGATAATCTGTTTCTGGTGCGGATGTATTGGAAGCATGATAAACAACCCACTCATTAGCGGATGTTCTATCTTTCACAATAATCATTTCAGGTGCTTGAGAAAGACCATGACCTACTGTTGATGGGCCACTTTCTCCGGTATAACTAACAATACTAAATCCAGCATCCGGGTTAGCAGCTACGGTGCTGGTGATACTGCCATCGGTGTTGGTGCTGCCAGAGGTGTTATCGGCTTTCCAGTTCCATGATACATAGGAACCACCAGACGCATTAAAAGATCCTGCCGTGCTTGTTACTGTGAACCCATCCGAATCAAAACTAGCAAACTCAGTTGACCCAGTAACCTCGGCGTTTGTGTTGTTAGTAACAAGTTGGTTTCCTGCGGCCCTAACAGCATCAAATACCCAATTGTTTCCAGTTGAATCTCTACGCTTACCCCAAACCCAATCAGGCTGGAAGCCTACACCAGATATAGCATTGGTTGAACCATTCCCAGTATAAAGCACCGTATTAAAGTTCTCTCCCGGTACTACCGCAGGATCAGGCAGGTTGGCAGTACACAGGGCTAGGAAACCACTCGGAGGTGCATAGTAGAAGTCACCAACGCCATTGTCATCGGTGTTGTTCTGGGCAGTCTTGTTGCCAGCGAAGGAGGAGTCTTGGCCAAAGTTGGCGAACATTGTTGGAACGGAAGTCGATGCACGGCAATAAACAAAGAAGTGCCAATTGTTCGCAGTTAAACCAGTGAATGCTGTTCCTTGAGAAACGCCGTTTTTATAAAAAACCAATGCTCCATTATCAGCGTCCCATGCAGTGCCAATGATGTCACCAGTTGTCCATGTTGAGCCATAACTTGGTCCAGTAGAACCGTCATCCTTAGTACCACCTGAACGGTATACTCTCCAAGCAAAACTCGGCTGACCGTAAGCAATTCCAACAGCATCGCCATTTGTAGTTGCACCACCAGATACTACTGTTGTTTCAAAGTACCATTTACCAGACGATGGCAACCCTACTGTGCTATACGAGCCACCATTGTTTGCAGAAATTTGCAAATTGCCTTCACTAAATGTTGGGGTGTTAGTGTAGTCATCTAAAGGATTCAACGTAGCAAAGTTATTCGTTGGACTATCCAGCACTACATCGGTAGCAGCTAGGTTGTTAGCAGTCCAGTCGTTGCTACCTGCCTGATCTTCACCGATGCTGCCAGAGTTGCTGAAGTCTAGGTAGAAGCCATTGGTTCCATAGCTGCCTGTGTAGGCAATGGGTTTCCAATGTCCATAGTCCTCATCGGTTTCACCGAAGTAATCTGGAGTTAGTGCTTGACCGTCAATGAAGTGGACTTCGGCCATGTAGCCGTCAAAAAGCAATGTGCCAGTTGTTAATCTACTAATATTGTGTGGATTAGTATTGTTTATAGATGTTTCTGAATTTTGTGCGGGAATAGTATTGGCTGACCAAGAGGTTATTTTTGATCCATTAACATAAACTTTGCATCTATCTTCTGCCGATGCTTGGTTTGTATCCATCTCAACGACAATGTGATACCAAGCAGAAGGATCACGAAACACTTGTGATGAATTTTTTTCCCACTGATCTGATCCGCCAACTATTGAACGAACTGAAATTAAATCTGATACAAGATAAACAGTAAACCAGTTGTTACTATCTGAACCTGCTGAAAATAGTGCTTGACTGCTTCCCAAATTCCCACGCTTTACCCAACCACTCCAAGTCCAAGTCTTACGATTACCCGCACTAGCCGGAGTCCTGCTCAGGTAAGCAGAATCATCGTCATTGAATCTCAGGGATTGGTCGATGGTGTAGCCACC